CATTATTATCATCTGTTATAAACTCTAAATGTAAATATCCTTCTATTTCAACATCTCTTTCAGATTTTACAATACCTCCTCCTCTTATGTTATTAGTTATTAACCAATCATCATCTTGTGTAACTGTATTGGTTGAAACACCTGAACCACCTGAACCACCAGTTCCGCGAGTAGGTACTATATTCCCAAAAGATTTAGATCGTTGACTAGGCTCTTCTATAATAGTAGTTGCTTGATTTAATACTATTTGAGCTTTACTAAAATATCTTTTACTATTTTCTTTAAGTTTTTTCTGTATATTATCAGGTACTACATAACCTTGTAACTTTAAAGTAAAATTAGCTCTAACTATTCTTCCATCATTACTACTTAATTCATTAATATTATTAAATGAATCAATCATAGCCATAAATTTAAAACGTTCTGGATCACCCCAGTATGAATCAGATGAATAATTTACAGCTTCTATAATTTTATTAAGTTGAGAAATATAATCTGTCCAAATAATACCTTGATAGGTTAGATTAATATAATCAGGTACAACTACAGCATTAAATTCTTTTTGTGGTATTCTATTATTTAGAATAGCAAATCTATCATAAGAATTTCGTTTTGTATATTTTTCTTGTTGGGATATAAATAACTGGGGATTATTAGCGTCTAATTTATTACCTAAATCTCTACGTTTTTCAATACTTTCCCTTTTTAACATTACTAAGGGAGTTTGAATTTTTTGGTTTTTATCTCTGTAAAATCCGTCTTTTTGGGCTAATTTCCACCTTTCACCTGATCCATATATTACAGGAACATCTATTAAATC